GCCCTCGCCGCCCTCGCCGCCCTCGCCGCCCTCCTCAAACTCAAGAAGACCCGTGCGAGGGTTGACGGTGCCGCTGCCGCCCATCTTCTTCAGAAGAGCAGCCTCAAGCGGGTTGATGTGGGCGAGAACCGTGTCATTGCCGCGGCCAGCTTGAGCAACTCGCTCAGCCTCCTGACGCAGTGCTGCGGTCTCCGGATCCTCGTCCTTGATCAAGCTGACGATGCCGCCGTCGGCGTAGGACAGACGGGGGATCGGGAGGAGACGAGGAGCCTCCTCTTCCTGCAATCCCTTGGAAAGACCGGCTAGGGCGTTCATAAGCATTAGACGCCGCCGGGCGGTCTTGGGATCCTCACCTTCCGCCGGGGTAGCCGCCTGTGCCTGAGCGGCTTGAGCCCTCTCAGCGACCGGCTCTGACGTTCCTAGAGCACTATAGGGCTGCTGGGCCTGACGCTGCGAACCGCCGCCCTCGTACTTGCCCATCAGCTGGTTTGCGAACTGCCCCGCCGGCTGATCCGCCTTGCCGGCGTTGTTGACTACCGCGTCCCTACCAACAAGTTCTGCCGCAGGTTTGTCGGCATTGTTGAGGAGACGAACGGCTCCGGGAGCGCCCTGATTGTGGGCGAGGAACAGGGTCTTGCCGTCGACATTCTCGACGCCGTTCTTGCGCAGGTAGTCGCGGTTTAGGGCAGCAAGACGCGCTGCAGCCTCCGCCGACTGAGCGAGATCGTTGGGATCCTTCAGGCCGACAGAGCGAGCCGTATCCGGCATGAACTGGAACGGACCCGTCGCCCCGCTCTTCTCGTTGTACAGGTTCTTCCCGCTGCTGCTCTCCAGCTGGTAGACGCGGGCAAGGTAGCCCTCGGGGAGCTTGTACTTGGACTCAAGGCTGGAAAAGAGCTGCTGGGTGCTCATTGGGCGGGCCTCTTCGCCTCACGGGCTCTGGCAAGTGACACGTTGGCGCGAAGCTGCTGGATGTCCTCGGTGGAGGTTCTCCGGCGGTCTTCCTCGGCCTGCTTGGCTTCGAGTTTGCGCTCGTCGAGATCAATACGCAACGCGGCCTCTTCGGCCTTCAACTGGACGGCCTTTTCACGGATGTCGAGATCCCGCTGTTGCAAAGCGACGAGCGGATCCTGACCCTGCTGCGGGGCCAACTGTTGCAGAACTGCATCAATCATCTGCGCCTCGATGGCCGCAGCCGCTCGCTGGATAAGCTCCGGCGGGGGCGGGGGAGGCGGAGGAGCGGGCATGAGCTGGCCAGTCATCGGGTTAACGACCGGGGGCATCTGCTGCATCTGCTGCTGGATCTGCTGTTCGACCTGCTCCAGAGCCGCCAGAGCCACGTGTTCGAACACGTGGGCGAGCAGGATGCCGTACACCTGCGGCGAGGTCTGGATCAGCTGAGACCGAATAAACGCCACGTGCGAGGCGATGTGGGCGTTGTGGTCCTGCCCCGGGAACGCCCTCAACGGAGGAGCCCCGTTCGGCACAGTCATCGACCGGGCGTTCTCCAAAGCCGGGCCTTCGGGCTGCGGCTGCATGGGAACAGGGAGGATCAGATCAATGTCCGGAACCCCCAGCGCCGTGTACATGCGCCGGTAGGCCTCGTACTGGTTGTGCATCTGCGGGGCGGTCTGGGCCAGCCGGAGCTGTTCCTGCGCCAGCGAGATGCGCTGGGTCATCGAGAAGATGTTCGGATCGGTGACAGGCAGGATGTCGATCCTGTCGTCAAAGTCCTGAGCAAGGATTTCCCGCCCTGCCGACACATCGTACGGGTATGCCGATACCGTATCCCGGATCACCCGGGTCAGCAGCTTCAACTCCTGCCGCTGTGAATAGTGTAAGCGCTTGTGAACAGCGCTCAACACACGGCTGCCACGCTCCAAAAGCGCAATCGTGGTGCCGACCGGAAGCTCCTGATTGGAGTCCGTCATGCCCAGATCCTTGGTCCCCACGAACTTTTCAGCCGCGGTGATGCAGAACCCAAGCAGCTGCATGAGGACGGCGCTCGGCTCCTTGTAGGGGAGCGGCAACAGGCTCTCACGCAGGCTCCCGCCGGGGGCGTCCACGTCTCGCCACTCGCCCGGCTGCAGGAGAGAGCCCTCGTCCTGTATCCGCAGGCCCTTGGCCTTGAACCCCGCCGGCAGGTTCGACAGCGTTCCAGCGTCGATCAGCTGACGGAGGATCGAGGTCGAACTGCGCGACAGGTTGCCGAGCAGGTGGACCAGACCGAAGCCGTAGAACCCCAGCCCGGGCAAGAACTTATAGTGAACAAAATACTGCTGCCGGCGCTTCTTCGGGTCGTTCTGCGCGTAGTTCCGACGGATCGCGAGCACGTCTCCGGTGTCCGCGTTCAACGTAACAATGTACGGCAGCTTTACGCCGGTTGGGTTACCGTCCTCGTCACGATCCTCAAAACCTTCGAGATCAAGATTAGTGTGGATCTCATACAGGCGGTAGGCGTCGGGCGTGGACGACGGCTCGATGCCCGTGATCTTGTCGCGCTTTTCAATGATTTCGTCGCGCGAAGCCTCGGTAGGCTCCTTCAGATCGATGTCCCGATAGAACCCCGACACCTGCTGCTTGCGCAGGTCGTTAGGACTTACGCGAATGACGTGCGTTACACGGTCCGCGGTCCGAATATCTCGGGCATTATAGGGAACAATTAGGTCGTTAGGGTATATAACAGGTGATACGGCACGCCCGAACTCGGGGTCAAAATAGACCTTCTTGAACGTAGAGCCACCATAGCCCAGATAGTAAAGCATCTGGTCATATTCAGGGTCATATTCCTCCATTTCGGAGGTAATATAGTAATTAAGGTAGTTCTTGACCCGTTCGGCCTGCTGTTCGCGCTCCGGGTTCACCTGACCGACGATCTGCGTGCGGACAGGGCCGTTCGGAGGCAGCATTTCCTTGTAGGCTTGAGCTTGGAACTGGGTCACGGCCTCGTTCAGGACCGGATGAGTGACCCCGGTCGACCCTTCAAAGGGCTCAGTCCGGTCCTCATAGCTCAGTCCGAGGAGCGTGAGCCCCTCTTCGTAGGCCTTTTTCCACTCTTCGCGCCCTGCATCGTCGTCTTCGACGGCAGAACCCAGCTCTTTCGAGAGCAAAGACAGGTACGACGGCTCGAGAACCTCGGCTAGGTTGGCCCCGAAGCCCAGCGTAGCAATATCTGGCCCCTCGTTCTCGCCACCAAAGGTGATGAGAGCCCCGCCTTCCTCATCTTCCTCGATGGTATAGGGGGCCTCGTCCTCAGCCTCGTCCTCTTCGGACTCGATTTCGGTCTCCTCTCCCTCCAGCTCAGGCATTTCAGGGGCCTCCATGAGGCCCTTGTCGACATTGGAGGGGGGAAAAGTGGCCATCAGTAGTAGACCCTATTCGATGGACGCCTCAGAACTTCCATCTGATAGTCGTCCGGGTGAGCGATAAACCCGCCTTGCCTAAAGCGCATAAGCGCCTGCGTCACGCAATCGACCATGTCGTCATTTTCCCCAAACGGGAAGGCGGCGAGTTCCTCGACGACCTCTTCCGCCCACGACGTCTCTGGCCGCCAAACCAATCCGGACTCGAACAGAGGGGATACGGCGTTGACCCTAGAGTGTTTATCATTGCCCCGGGAGGGCGTAAAGTTGACCACTGGGATCCCCATCGCCCGCAGCTCCTGCGTCAGCGGCAGACCCGAAGCCTTGGCCTCGATCAAGACCGTCTCCGGCTCCCAGTACTTGTATTCCTCCAGCGCGATCCGCTTCAGGTCCGGAAACTCCCACCGGCCCTTCTTGGCGTCCAGCAAGATGCAGTTCGGGGGCGAGTCTTCCGTGGGATAGAAGACTCCCCACGTCTGAATGGCCGAGTAGTCCGCGGTCCGCGATTTCAGAAACGCCGTGTCGTAGCTCTGGATCACGTACTGCAACCGCGGCACGTCCTCTTTCCCCCAAATCCGCCACCACTCTCGCTTAACAATAGACGACGCATCCGACGTCGGGCGCTGCATGTACTGCGCCTGCCACTTGGACGCGGAGATCGACGCCTTGATCTTCTCCAGTTCGTCGAGCTTCCAGTACTCCGGCCAGAGCGGCTCCCCGTTATCAAAAATCGCCGGGAACTCCACGACCTCCCATTTGTCCGACTTCGGATCCATGGCCTGCTGGCGCAGCAAACGCGCCGTCAAATCGGCCTCGCCCCACCGCGTCATGACCACAACAATGGCCCCGCCCGGCTGCAAGCGCTGGCGTGGGCCGGACATGTACCACTCCCAAGCGTTCTCCAAAGCCGTCGGGCTGAGCGCGTCCTGTTCCGAGTGGGGATCGTCCACGATGAACAAGTCCGCGCCGCGACCAGCAATAGATCCGCCGACGCCCGCCGCGTAATACTCCCCGCCCTCGTCCGTCTCCCACCGGTACGCGGCCTTCGAGTCGGCCCGCAGCTTCACATCAGGGAAGACCTTCTTGTAATCCTCCCCGTCCATCAGGTTTCTGACCTTGCGCCCGAACCGGATGGAGAGGTCCGCCGTGTGGGTGGCCTGCATGATCTTGAGATCTGGCTTGCGGCCAATGAACCACGCCGGGAACAAGTAGCTGGCAAACTCCGACTTCGTATGCCTCGGGGGCATGTTGATAATCAGGCGCTTCAATGTTCCGTTGGCCACGGCCTCCAGCTTCTCAGCCACAATCCTGTGGTGCCGCCCAGCGATGAAGTTCGGCCACACGGCGTTAACAAAGGGAAGGAAGTTGTCCCGCGCCGCCTTCGACGTCTCCAGCTGCCCCAGCCGCTGATACAGCTTCGCCAGCTTGCGGAGGGTCTCCTCGTCCATCTTCTGAGCAATAGGCATCAGTGGTCCGTTCGCAACTCCGGGAGGGGCAAGGGGGAGTCACTGAGAGGGCTGTCGCCACGGACCGACAGCGACCCCTCACCGTATCACTTAATCGGGCCGCCAGTCAGCCACGCATCGCACGTCCGGTCGCCCGCGCACTTGAAGTGAAACAGCTGGCAGTATCCAAGATTGGCCTTCTGGGCCACGGACCGCGCAACAAGGGCCTCGGCCTGTTGATTGGCCGGCGGCTCATCGGGATCAAACCCGATCCCCTTCTCAATGCACGCCATCATCTCGGGCGTCTGGATGAACGCCGCGCAGTTCCCGCAGCGGGCCGTCTTCGCCTCGTCCGAGGAAATCCCCCACATCTTTGCAAGACGGTTCCAAAACTTGTCGTTCGGCTCATCCGGATTGAGCGGCCCGTAGCCGTAGTCCTCAATCGCGTGATTGCGGTTCTTCAAGTTCACATGGATGTCCTGCGTAGCAACAGGACAAGCCTTCGGATTTTTGTAGGCCTGCTTGATAGCGGCCCCAAGCGCTGCCGTAGATTTTGCCATTGCAAAAATATCCCCGTGGGTAGGGGATCCTAACACGTGTTTAGCAAAAAGGGGGTCTCCCGTACTCATGGAAGACCCCCCGTGCGTTCAGGTCCGACAGGTCGTCAGGGACAGTGACGGCCAATCAGTTCCACCGGTTTCCGCCAGTGTCTTCAAGGACCACCCTTGAAGGTCGAAGGGCCACGGATCGTGGACCAATGTGATGTAGGTCGTGTTCAAGGGGATCCTAAGGCATGTTGACAATTAAGGGAAGGGGGAAATTGTGGCTTGGTTGGCGGTCCGTGGAAAATCGGGATTATACGCATGCACGCGCGCGACGGCCCCGATTAGGGGGGTCGACGGTTCGCGGAACGCGGGCAATAGATCTGGTTTACCCCCAAGGGACCCATGGCACATGGGCCGCTGGCCGTGGCGATCTTCTGGTATTGTGGCGCTTGTTGTTACATGTAACACCGGCGAGGACAATCTCGTCACCTGGTACGCGTACCTTGCGCCAAGGACCACGCGCCAAGGGAAAAAAGCCGGCAGAAAATCGCACCTCATTTTTTTGTTGACACTGTTCACACCGGCTCTATACTTCCATTGCTGACTCACCACAGAAAGGGCGTCACATGAGAAAGACTTGGCGATTTAAGCATGAGGGTATCGAGGGATTTGCAGAACGCACACACAACGCGTGCTTCATTTGCTGGGGCGGTGTCTGTTTCCACCTCATTGCAGCAAACGACCTCTTGCGGGACGCAATCCTGCAGGCTGAGCCCGCCTAATATACTGGGGGCCGCGCGCCCCCATCCTCCTTCCACAGAAAGGGAAGCACCATGGACTATCGCAGCACAGTCGACGAACTAGGCACGCTCAAGGCGCAAATTGCAGCGCTCACAGAACGCGAGAAGCAACTTAAGGCGGCGCTAACCGCCAGCGGTTATGCAGCGCTCGAGGGTAACCTGTACCGCGCGGCCATTACTTGGACAGAGCGCGCGACGCTGGACGGGGACGCGGTCCGCGCGCTGCTGACGGAGGAACAGGTTCGGCAATGCACGAAGGTTTCTGAGGTTATCAGCGTGCGGGTTTCCGCTCGCAAGCGCGCTGCAGGCTAAGGAGAAAGAACCATGACAACGGAAACCACCACGCGGCCGATTTGGGCAATCGCCAACGAGATCGGGCTCAACTGGAAAAACCCCTACTTTGGCGCGGTCCCGTACCTGCGCGCAATGCATAGCTTGCGCGACGTGACCGACTCGTATGGATACGACGACGGACGCTCTATCGTGATGTATTTCCTCGGGAACGCGAACACGTGGCGCGGGGAGACGGCGAAGCGAGTCAAAGCGGAATTGAAAGATCTGCTAAAAGCCAGCGCTCGCAAGTGAAACGAAAAACCCCGGGCTACGGTCCGGGGTTCTTTTTATGTTGACAACCATACAGCCTGGACGTATATTGACACTGTTCACATGTTCCAGAGAAAG